TTTTGACATCCATTGGATACTTAGTTTCATCGGTAGTAGTTAAGTCCCACCTACCGTTAGCGTCCGTAGTATCTGTCATCCCGGCGATAGCAGAGGTAGCGTTATCCGCACTTGTATAGGCGGTAACTGTTGCGTCTTGGACAGCATTACCTGCATTGTCGTATACAAATCCTGATAGCGTTACAGATGTTGTTGTCATGTTGTTACCTAACTAAACCTAGATCGGTCTATTCCTGCAAGGGCATCGGCTACGATAGCCCTAGCATTTTCTATCAAGTCGTCCTCGTCCACGAATATAAGTTGTATTCCTAGTGTTGCTAGATATTCTCTCGTAAGTATGTCTGACTGTCTAACGGCTGCGCCCTTTTCATAATGAAAGAATAACCCTTGTACATTTATTGCAATATCAGGTGGGTTATATATCTCAAAATCCACTACTCTCCCACCTTTTTGCATTCTGCCACCTGCTAACTGCGATTGATAACTAAAGTCTATATCAGGTTTTAATCCCAGTTTCAGCAGTGCCTGCCAGCATAGGTATTCAGGCCCGGTACCGACCCACCATTCAGGGGTAGGGATTACTTCAACAGTCTCAGCCATTAGGTTTCAACCAGTTGTAGTTGTATTTGTGCCCTTTCATCTAACCCGGTGAACTCAAACCCTGAAGCACTTACAAGGTCAACGTTATAAGTCCTGTCGGAATCGTCGTCCTTATAGGTAAACGCAACAAGTGTATTTGTGTTAATAACAGTTGTTATATCCTCCATCATTTGCTTGGGGGTATTTCCTTTATACACCTTAGCTGCATCTACGCTTACACTGAAACCAAATTTCGGGGGTATTTTTTCTCTCCACCTTAATTCGATCAGGTTTAAGTCGGGGCTGTTATCAGCATCATTGCTTGTGAAGGTAAGCTTGAACTTAATAGAAGCGAACTCAACACCCACCCCAGAATTAAACTCATACTCATTCGTTCCGTTGGTTATGATATTGGTTATCAGGTTGGTGTAAGACTCAGTAAAGTCGGTAGCGTATTCTATTTTTATATGAATATCTGACGTACACCCTGATGTAACTGCGCGAAGGGCTAACGCAAGCTTATTTCCCGCTGCATCCCCGCCATCAAACCAAGGTGTCTCAAGAGTTCCGCTTAAAGCATATTGAAAGTCGGCTATCTCGTTAGGGTTTATAACGTCAGGGGATAAATCCATCTTATACATGGTTGAACCAACAGCGAAAAAGAGCCGATAGTCCTTCAGGTATGGGCTACCCACAGCACCCGCTCTAAGCCCAAGGTTGTTTGGTGATGTCCACTTAACTTCCCAAGCCTGTTCGTTATAGCCTATTATCGCAGAAGTTCCCAAGCCACCAACTACAGGGGAATGGCCCCCAGTTCCCTCACTTGCGCCACCCTGTGCGGTATATGTAACTTCAGCTATGTCAGCATTTACGCAAGCAAGCAAGTCGTTGTGCGTACCGATTAGTCTATTTATCTGACCCTGATAGGTACTTGGAACGCCGTGGTCTTTGTCGAATCCGACAAGGCTAACAACGGCTGTGTTTGCACCTGTCTGGTACTTGTAGATAGCGTTACCTACTGGAAAGTAAATCGACTCACGCCAAACTGTTGCACCTTGGCCTGACTTAATATGGAAGGGTGTCCTTAACTCTGTCTCCTCCCACCTATTATTAGTCTCGTCGAAAGCCCATAAACCCACCTTGGTCGTAGCGTAGATGATCGGGCTACCAGTAGCATCTCGATAAACAAGAAGCCCCGTTACATAACCATTAGGCAACGGTAGCTTTCCCTTATTTGTTGCTGTACTTTCAGGCCCTGATGCCCAGTTCTTTAGTGTCCCGTCCTCACTTATCCCCCAGAGAGTTCCATGCCAAATTGTGAAGTAAGCTACTCTATGTTGTGTGGTTGAAGTTCCGTCTGGACTTGTATAGCTTGATCCGTCTTTTGTCCACGTATACCCTTTATCTCCCCTAGCAAAAATCAGGTAGTTAACTCCGTCAGAGTGGGTAAATGTAATAGCTTGCGAAGTGGGATTTGTCAGAGTTAATGACAAGTCTTCCCAAGCATCATTAGTATCAGCGTATCTATATACACCTCCGGGCCTAAATACGACATAAAGGCTTTCTGAAGCCTCGCCAGTTACCTGATAAGGAGTGATGCTATTAATCTCACCCACATGATCGTTAGTAGCTGCCGTAGATGCCCTTGGGAGAAGTACGTGTCCCTTGAATCTGGTCTGGCAATTAGTCCACCAAGCCCTGTCAATAGACCCTGCATCTAATCCACGGTTCCAGCCTATACCGCCACGAAAGTCGTTCTGTGTGAGGATAGATGCCCTTGGGTCAGCACCTCGCTGGGTGTCACCGATGGTAAACCTTGGAGCAGCGATGCTTACAAGGGTCTTGCGTACAGGCCCAGCAATCTTGTACCGCTTGGTGTTAAGAAGGATTTCATTTTGACCGACAACAGAAGCCATTAGTCCACCATCTTTGTACCCGGTCTAAGGGCAGGTAGTGAACGCTCTGCCTGTGCAGCAACACCTTCAAAGAAGGCAGCACGCCTGTCACTATCATCAGGGTCTGTCGTCCTGCCTCTGGCAAGACTGAATAGCGACCTGCTTGTAGCGCGTGCAGCAATCAGGTCAGGGTCTAAGGTTGCCGTATCTGAGTCAGCCGTAAGCAGGGACGGTAGCTTGTACCCAATCAGGCGTATAAGGCTATATCCCACCTCTGCCCTTGAATCTTCTTTAAGAAATACCTTGCGTGCTTCGCGCTCTATACGATAGGAACCGGGCCAAAGCCTACGGAATACCGCTGACTCCGTATTCACAGCCTTGATGTCATTAATCCATATGTATCTTGTAGAGGTACCTGTAACAAACTTAAGTCCTACAGATACGATAGCTGAAAGCAACTCTGGGTTTACAAGGCTTACCCGCATGTAAGTCCATGTCCTTGCAGTAGCAGCAGGGATGTTGATGGTTTCCCTTGGAGTAGCAAGGGTAGAGCCTTCACCTAAAACAATCGTTAAGTCACCAGCCGCATGTGTTACAGAAGACTTAAACCAGAACTCAAGAGTGTCGTACCTGCGCAGGTCTAACGAAGTAACATCTTTATAGCCAACGGTTGCTGCGGATACTCCACTCAAATACATACGGGTAGAACTGCTGAATGCTTTATTATCTTCGGTGTCAGCAGTAATCGTTACGCTTGAGCCAGCAGTCCAAGCGGTACTCGCCTCATCAACCTTTTTACCAGAGTATTGGTAGCGGTAATCAACTCCTGCAACAGCGACCATAGCCGAAGGAATATCATGGCGACTATCTGATGAGTGCCCGTGATTGGATATATCTTCGTCAGTTACTAAGCCGCGGGGAGTGCGCTGGATAAGTGCTTGATTAATAAATTCATGGATACGATCTGGCGGGTACTCAGACCTCCAAAATTCGTAGGTGTCATTCGTTGCCGTGGAAGCCGTAGCTGCTGGCTTGAAGGTAAGTGTACCCGTGCTGGTAGCGTAGTCGGTTACGCGACGGATAAGACCGTCATTGGTTCCAGATGTAAAGACAAGCCAGCCACCATTGAACTCGTCATCCCCGCCTATGTAGTTGGTATCAAGGAGTGTTGTTGTACTCCCATTTCCTGTTGCGGTACCTGATGGGGGCTGATCGAGATTAGCAGCAATAGATCGGCGTATTTGTTCTCTAGTTCTGCTTTGTATTGCAGCCACGATAACCTCTACTTGTTGTTGCGCTTACCTTTGCGCCAGTCTGCTATAGACCTCAACGCCCCTTTAAGGTCATCCAATTTCTCTCTGCTTACAGATTGCGTCGGCTGTGCAGCCTTTGCTTCTGTCTCTGCTTGTTCGGCTGCCTTGTGAAGAATCTCATCGAGTTGATGCCCGGTGAGTCTGCTTGCGCCCGGAATGTACACAGGCTGCCCGTTAGGGCCGACGTTGAAAGTGTCTTCTTCCATCGTACCCATAACGCTCTTTAATTCTTCGGGAGGACTGACTTGGCGAAGGTTACGTCTTTGGTTTCCTGCGGACACAGGAAGCCACAACTTTGCCTTTGCCATGCCAGTCCTCCTAAAAACTAGAACTTGATTGAAAGATCAATCAAAGCGTACTCAGTGTCCGCCGCAGCAGCAAGAACTCTTCCCACCTTGCACTCTACTGAGTTGTCAGCACCAGATGGATCTATTGCACCGTCAGTAGAAGTATAAGCTTCGTTACCAAGAACAAGAGTCCCGCCAGATAGTACGGCTGCGGGTCCTGCGGTTTGGTTCCAGAAGTATTCTCCCGATGCAATATCGTGAGTTGGTACACCTAAAGCTGGACCGTCAATGTCCGATGCATCCCAAACTTCTACTGAATGTCCAACAGGCTTATGAAGACCTGCTTCCGAAGAAGTGGTAAGCGCAGTCTGAACTGTGTCGTTGTTGTAAAGGTCAATGGTTAAAGTTGCACTTGCAGCAGCACTACTGTGGTCTGCGATTTGGAAAATCTGACCCTCGCCAGCAGCGTCGTTAATGAAAACGTAGCCATCTACATAGTCGCCACGAGTTCTAAAGTCACCTGTGTACTTACCGCTACCTGTAATAGCAGTAGTTTGGTTAGTCAGCTTTATCTGGTTCGCACCAGCAGCAGCAGCTTCAGCAACAGGTATGTCTGTTAGATGCCCTGATGATGTTTGTGAACCCATCGTTACTTTACCAGCCGTAATAGCTTCGGCTGCGTAAGAGTAGTAGAAGACCCGCCCATCGTTATAAGCCATCTTTGTGCCAAGACGATGCTTCTGCGTCGTAGTGGCGGTCTTGTCGTATCCGGGTGAACCAGATACTACAGTTGGAAATGCCATGAGAATTTACCTCGTATTTTTTACAGGCTCTTTAGTCCTGCGATTGCCGATGTTAGAGGACTCGGTTATCGTTACATCCTTTTTTTCAGGAGGACTCTTGCGGAAGCCTCGCTCTAAGTATACGTCTTCATACGAAACGGGGAGATTAGGACATTCGACCCATTCATCCGAATCAGCTTCATATTTCCAGTAGGATCGTTTTGTAACCCCACCAACAGTCATACTTTGCAAGCCAGATTTAACCACAAGAGCCTCCTAATAAAAACTAACTTATGCGCTAGTTGATGGGTTTCCGATTTCGTACTGGATTGCAGCACCACGGGTGTCATCAACTTCAAATACTGCGTAATCTTCAGTGACAACTACTTCAAACGCTCGCAGGGAAATGTCCCGCTCACGCTCTTCTCGCCTTGCCCTTGCAGCAAGATGACCCATAGCTGTCTTATCAGCGATAACTCCATAACCAGAATTATCGGTTACGGTTTGAATGTTTCCATCCTCAAAGAACGGAACACCTGAAAGCTTAATGCCTGTCCAGTAATCTTTTACTGCTGGCTTGTTAAAAGCGTCAGGGAGTGGATAGGTAGCAAGAGTGTTACCTACATCAGTTGCCAACTTCCAAAGAGCATTAGGGTGGTGTACGACAAAAATGTCGGAACCAAACTGATCTGCCTTTGCGGTAGCAATAACTGCCGATGCGTTAGCAAGGGTAAAGTTTGCGTTGTCAGCACCAAGCTTTACAGCCCCGTTTAGGGTTGGAAACAAAGCAATGATGTCTGTGTCCTTTTTGCGCGCCATTGCATCACCCATCTGGCGACCAATGATCTTGAACACATCTTCGTTGTTCTGCTGGAGAAGAGTGTCGGTAACAATTACCTTCAGTCCTACTTCAGCGGTAGTAGCGGTGACAGTTGATACATCAATGTCCTCGCTGTCCACCATGTCACGACCTTCTACCAAGTCCTCAGCATCCATCTGGGCGACCTTGGGGATCGTGAGTTGATATTCACCTTTACCAAGGCTGAACTTTTCAATAAGTCCTACCATTGGCGCATTATGCTCTTCGGTATACCTAGCCGAAGCAAGCATAATTCGTGACATATTTTGTAAATTACCAGTTGTACTGGTCTGTACAGAAGCCATTTCTTATACCTCAGCCAAAGATAGTCATGCCTAACCGCTGCGCGGCTGAACGTGCCATCTCAGTTGTTATTGCAGCATCACCTGCGTTGTATCTATCTAAAACGTCTTCGGCATTTGTGGGTGCTACGTCAGCAGAAGGTGCGCTACCTGCGAGTTGTTGGGGTGGAGTCACCTGTTGGATTCTCCCCTCCAAACCTTGAATCCTAGAAAGAGCCTTTGCGTGCCGTTCCATAGATACAGGGTCAGGAAAGTCCTGTAACT